ATTGTGTTCGATAGTAGTCAGTTTAAGTTGAAAGATAATAAGAAACCAACGAAGTCTAAAAAGATTGGGGAGTAAATGATAATTTTCTATACTAGGGGATGTGAAGGCTGTGCTGGGAACCAAGCCCTCGGCAAGATGAAGCAATATTGCAAACAAGAGGGTGTGGATTTTGTAGAGAGGCGAACAATCTTCTTTTATGTGTTCGAGAATGAAGCAAACGAGATAATGAAAAAGTCGGGAGTAAAGCTACCTTTCTTCTATGGAACAAAATCGGGCAAAGTATTAGTGGGGAATACTTTTACACCGCTAGAGCAGATTGAGGGGTTGATAAGGGCTGAGAAGGCGGCCGAAGTATAATATAAGTAATTATGGATAGCAAAAAATATAACTTATTAAAAAATAAGATTGCGGAACTGGAAGCATATCTAAATGGCGGTAAGGGTTCTGGCAATTTTGGTCACGCTGGTCGTCCAGGTCAAAGAGGCGGCTCGGGTAAAGGTCGAGCAGGCGAGAGTGCTATGGTCAAGGGGGTTAAGTCTTATAGTCCTGACGAAGGTATTGATGGTGGCTTTACGGTAGATTTGAAAACTGGAAAGCAATACCAACTAGGCAAATCAGAGGGCTATGCCGTAGGTGGTTTTGGAACAGAGAAGGTAATCGACATGAAAGATTTTCTTGATGTGAAGAAGCGTCGTAAAATCCTCAAAAACTATATGAAGGAAAATCGAAAGGCATTACAGCAAGAGGGTGCTTGTTTAGGTGGATGGGTGCCGTCAGATGAAAGTACGGGGATTAAAGGAAAAGTCTGTCTAGATATTTCGAGAGTTTTCAAGAGTAAGAAGGAAGCCGCTAAGTGGGCAGTAAAAACCGACCAAGATAGTATCACGGATTTCAAAGGTTTTGATTGGCCTTCGACAAAAGATTTGGTCAAAGAGTTCGGATTAGAAGATATGGCTAAGAAATCTAAGGGAATGAGAGCGGCTGAAAGGAAGAAGTCTTGATTTTTGGGTACTTTTGGTTTATAATGGATAAAAATATTAAAGGTGTAGAAAATGGAGCATAAGAAAAGCGATAAACAGGTCTATGTTAGTGTTCCTGATTGGGTTAAAACAATCAAGGATGATGATGTAGCCGCCGCAATCATGGCACTAATCTTCGACTGGAATTTCTCTGGCGAGGATAAGATTGATAATCTTCGTGAATATGTGAAGGAAAATTTTGACGACTTGTCGGATGAGCAGGTTGAAGAAGTGGCAAAATTACTGGTTGAGCATAAGGTAGTTGAAAAATAATCTATTTCGAGTTATAATAAAAATGTAGTAGGTATTTAAATCCACTACGTTTAAGTATTGCAGGGAGAGTCCGTTATTGCGGGCTTTTTCTGTTAAGGATGGTATAATTTATATAAGAACATTAACAAGGCACAAAAAAGGACGGCCTTGGGGAGCCGTCCAGTATAGGTATACAACTTTACGCACTACCTATACGAATTAAGCTTAATCTGCTTAGATTATAGCACAGAATCCTCAACAACTACAAGTTTATAATGTAGCCAATTCTAAGAATTAAATTCTCGCAACGATTTGGGTTATCGACGAGACCCTTAATTAAAATTCTTAGCACCTGGGAAGTGTCGCAAAGCCTCGGATTAAGATAGGGGCACGAAATTGGGAAATAATGTCGCCTTAAAGAATCAGAACGATTCAAGGGAACAGCCTTGTTAAAACGTAAAGTATTGTCTTATATCTCTTATATATTAAATTAAGGGGTAAAACCCAGAAATGCTAATTTTTGTTACAATAAGTCATATGAAAAAACTCCCAGTCTGTCCAATTTGTGGCGGTTGTCACTACCAATATGCGTGTTGGAAAAATCCTAAAAGAAAATCTGCGTTTAAAGCCCATTTTAAGGCCGTAGAACGAACGAAAACCAAAAAGATGGTAAAAGGTACGTTTACGCAGAAAGATGCCCGTAAGGACCTTATTTATAAGTTAGATTTGATAGTTTCAAAGTATGTTCGTCAGTATTATGCTGATAAGAATGGAGTTTGTACTTGTTATACCTGTGGAAGGCGTTTACCATGGAAAGGGATGGACTGTGGGCACTGTATTAGTAGGAGATATATTTCTACAAGGTTTGAATTAGATAATCTAAGAGTTCAGTGTCAGCAGTGTAATCGTACTCTTCATGGGAATTATGAATCTTATTACCCGAAACTTAAAAAAGAGTTAGGAGAAAAAAGATTTAATGAATTATGGCAACTTGCTAGGAGTAATAAGAAAATCAGTACGGTTGAATTGAGGGATTTATTCGAAAAATATGAAAACCTATTGAAATCTCTGAAGAAATGATTTATTATTATATATGTAAAGTAAAGAAAGGCAAAATATGGGCAAAAAAGGCATTAGCCAAGAAGAATATAAACAAATAAAGAGTGTTTTGAAGGAAAACCCTGAAAAGACTATTAAAGAAATAGTAAAAAACGAGAAATTTGGCTACTCAACAGTGGTGAAGATTAAAAACTCAAAAAACTACAAAGAATATCGTGAAAAATATTGTAAAGTAAAGACACCTCAAGAGAAGTTAGAGGAATTTCTTAAAAATCCAAACACGGATGAGTCTTTGGAAAAGTTAGTGGAGAGTTTTCTTGAAGATAAACGACCCGTAAAAAAGCAAAAGATTAGTTTTTGGGAAAAATTGAAGCGTCATTTCAATAGATAGTGAAAATGCTATAATGAGGGCGATATGAATAATGTTGCCCTTATTTTTGTCTTTGGGTTAGCAGTCTGGAAAATTCACGACCTTTTCTTCCCAGAAAAAACCACGATGGGGAAGAGGCTAGTAAAGAAGATTATCGAGGTGCGTCTTTTGAAAGCGTTTTATAAGGATTTTTTGTACGCTATAATAGATACAGATAAAGATACTCAACAAGTTATGGTTGACGCATGGCTTAAAACCGAGTATGAATCTTGGTTGAAAAAGAAAGCAGAAACAGGGGAGTTGTCTGATATAATTAAAACTAAAGAATAATTACTTGCAAGGTTATTTTAAATGGGATTAAAAGAGAAGCTAATTAATGCTCTTGGCGGAACCGTGGTAAAAAAGACGGCGAATACTGCCTATGGGAATGAATTTTTGAAATATGGTAACCGAAGTAATCCGCTGGTTGGGGATTGGTCGGAAGTCAAGATTTCTGACGAGGATATGTATAAGGGCTATTCTTATGCAGTAATCCAAAAACGTGGTAATAAAGTTGCCTCGTTGGCAAAGACAAATTTGAATACTTGGGCAAAGCCAGAGGTGATTGATGAATTTCAAAAGAGGAACGAAACCCCATATCACCCATATTTAAAGTTGATTGAAGATTCAAAAAAATTCACGACTAAGCAGTTTTATAAAAATATCTCGATTTATCTAGATTTGGCTGGTGTGTATTTTTTGGGTGTGGTTCGTGCAAAGCGAGAGTCAAGAGACAAGACAAAATTCCCAGATATAATAACTGACCCGAAAGAATTTGTGATGCTTAACCCTTACGAAATTCGTAGGGTTGTAAATAAGGATGGGGAAATTGCTGGCTATATTGAACGTAAAAAAGATGGACGCTATCGTGAGTGGCCGAAGCATATGATTATTGAGATTAAGGAACTTAATCCATTCGATAGCGAAAAAAGTCAATGGTCCATGACGGATGCTGCTAAGGAAGCGGTTTACACGATTAATCAGTCGGCAGATTATACCCGTCAGAGTTTGAATGGTAATATAGAAGCCCCTGGCATTATTACTACGGATGTTTTATTGACGGATGAAGATTTTGCCAACTTCAAGGCTCGTGTTCAAGAGCACAAAAAAGGTGAGCCTCTATTTGGTAATGGTTCAGGTGCGATTAAGTGGGATTGCTGTAAGTGGAACTTCAAAGACGGCTCTTGGTATTGAGCAGAGTGGTACTACTCGTGATACGGCACAGGTTCAGCGTGAGCAATTATTGAGCGATACAATTCAGCCTCGTCTTGAGGATATTGTTGATTTCTTGAATTTGGATTATCGTCAAATGTACCCTGTTGAATATGAAAAGACGGGATATTTGATTGAAGTCAAGAGTGCAGTAGGTCGTGATTATACAACCGAAACATCGGCTGTGGGTATGCGTGAAGCACAATTTAATTTGTTTAAGTTAGTGGCTGATGCAGGATATACAGATGCATCGGCTACTCAATATGCAGAAGGGGAGATTGAGTTGGGTGACCTCGAAGTTGATGAGGAAAAGAAAGCAAAGCTCGAAGCACAGCAAGAGGCTATGGCTCGTATGGCTCAAGGTGGGGGAAATGATAATCCAGATGATGAAGGTGAGCAAACTGATGGTGGAGATGAAGAACCCCCAAAAGATGATGGGGGTAGTCCTGCCCCAGAAGCAGAAAAGGATGAAGAAAATTCGCTAGAAGGATACGAGAATATCCCAGGCACTCTTGGTAAATTGGTTCAGATGGAGAAGGATTTGTCTGCCAATGAATCACCAGAGCATGACGAGGATTGTGAGTGTTCAAAGCCTGTTCCTGTTAAGGTTTATGAAAATGATTTAAGCGTTGAGGATGTAAAAGTTCTCGATGAAAGTTATAATGCCTTCTTGGATAGAGTGAAAGAGATTCAGAGGGAAACATTAAGGGCTTCAGAAAATAAATTGACGGTCAACTCTTTTACGGAAGATGATATTATAACCGAAAAGAAAAAGAAACAACTGACAGAGAAGTTAAAAAATGCGTTAAAGCAGTATTGGTGGATTTTGGTTCCTCTATTTGGAGAGAATGCTGTCAATCAACGTAATAATGAGTTTAATGAAAATTATACCTTCAAGTTCACTAATGAGATGAAGGGTATCGTTGAGGATAATGCCCAAAGGGTTGCCGAAGGGCACATGAAAACGATTTTAGATGATGTGTTAGTAGCAAGTAATTCTGCGTTCACTAAGGTTGTAGAAAGGGCTGCTGGTGAGTTATTGATAAAAGCATATAAGGCAAGTCCTGATAAATACGCAGATTATTTTGACCATATTCCTACGATTGATGAGGCTATCCGAAAAATTAGAACCTCGGATATTTTAGAGCATAATAGGAAGATTTACGAAAAAGCAAATCAGATGGCTCGTGATGGTTTTAATCGCACGGATATTATTAAGGCAATTCGTCAGGAGTATAGAGAAGTAGGTCAGAATAGGGCAGTTTTGATTGCTCAGAATGAAACTTCAAGGGCTTTTGGCAAGTCGCAATATGAGGCAGACTATCAATTTCTTAATTCGATTGGTAAATTGAAAAATGCGTATAAGCAATTGTATAGCCGAACAGGTCATCCTTGTAAATATTGTCAGGCGTTAATTGATAAAGGCCCTGTGCCATTTACAGAGAACTTCTTGAATAAGGGGGAATCACTAACGGTTAATTCTGATGGTAAGGTTTCAACTTTTACTGCTGATTATGAGGCAATTGAAGGGGGAAATATCCATCCAAGATGTTTCTGCTCATATAGATTAGTATTTTTGGATAAGAAAGTGGAAAATGAAAATGGTATCAAAGCAGGTTTACTTGATGGCGGCTTTAATTTGTCTACTTGGATTGGTAATAATGCTTTTGGTGGGGAAGTCCAAAAAGAAGTAAACACGACCGTGGATATTGTGGATGGCGAGAAGAAGATTCATATTGATTTGGATGACTTGCCAGAGGAAAAAGCAGAGGAAGAAGTAGAGGAAGAGCCAGCAGAGCAAAGTATTGATGAAGAACGGACAGAAGAAAGTGTGCTAGATACATACTTTGACACGACTTTTGTGGGCGATGAATATAAATATCCGCTTGATGAAGTGGGGGAAGCGAAAGTAGAAGTAGTACGTGAGGGTATTAGGGATGGTAAAACTATTATGCCGATTATTTGCCGTATGGTTGAAGAGGGCAAATATACTGTCGAGTCTGGTTTGGACAGGTTGAGGGCATATTATTTGGAAGGTGTCGAGCCAACCATTCGTTCATTTGCTACTCCGCAAGATGGGCTAAAATATGTAGAGGAACACGCTGATGAATTTGAAATCGTCTGATATTGATGGAATTGGAAAGAAACTAGACGAACTGATAGAAGTCGTCAATGGCGGAAGGGGGAGTGGTAATTTTAACCCTGGTCAAGGTAGAGGAATTGGCAAGCCTGGCAACGGTATGTCAACTAAAAGCGATAAGATGTTACACGACACTGTGAAGCAGATGGCTGATATTTTCTCGACTATGAATAAAAGAGAGGGTTATAAATACTCTAGTTCTGAGGATTTGGTACTAAAGCAAGGCAAATTTTTTACTCCAGAGAAAAGACCAGACGGCATTGAGTTAGGGCCTAAGAAAGAATGCTTCGCAAATGCCGCTAAATTGGCATTAGAGCGGAGTAATCTAACTTATGTAGAAGGATATGCCATGGTGAATGACAGATTGCCTTTGCCGATTGCTCATGCTTGGTGTGTGGATAAAAAAGGACGAGTTATTGGTAATACTTGGGAAAATCCTGGCGTTTCTTATTTTGGTGTTCCGTTTAAAACAAGTTATCTGGCAAAGAAGTTGTCGGAAACTGGTGTTTATGGAATTTTGTCGGGAAGTGTTGGAAGTAGTGATTTCTTAAAGGATGGAGTGCCATCCGAGGGTATTGCGAATATTAAGAAGCAAAAGAATGCTATTGTCTTGAATGGTGGAGAAGGTTCGGGGAACTTTGGGCATAAGGGAAGAGTTGGAAAAGTTGGCGGTTCTTCTAAAGATGGTTCTGGTAGCAAGGCAGAGTTTTCTGAGATGCTGAGCAAAGACGCTAAGGAAGTACTGGGCGAAATTAATGAATATTCAGAAGGGGCTTATTTTAAGGAAATTAATTCGGTTTTAGATGACTTTAGTAAATTAGGGGTGGATGTTAAAAAAGTTAAATTTGAAACTAATGTCGATAAGCTTCCAGAGAAGATGAAGAAACAAGTTACCGACTCGACTGAAGGCATGATTTCGGCTAAGAAAAATTTAGAGGCTGTAATCTATTTAGATGAGACCAAGCAATCAGAGTATGGTTTAGGGGGAGAAAATAAGTTTTTAGAAGGCAGAGAACCGAAAGACCAGCCTTGGGCAACTAATAATTCTCCGATTGGTATCTTAAGACATGAATTAGGGCACTTAGCCGCCTATACTGTTTTTATGAGTAGTAGAGGAAGGAAGGGGACTGCTGGTCCTATTCTTGGGGGAGCAGTTAATCTGGAGACCCATGCGAATTTTAAAAAGATTTTCGGAGAAGGTTATGCTCTAAATAGGTTAAAGTTATCCAGATACGGTATGAAAGATAGTGGCGAGGCAGTAGCCGAGTCGTTTGCTAATCCGAATTTTTCCTCAGATACAAAGAAGATTTATGACTTTTATGTCAACGAATTGAGAAAGAAAGCCCAAAACAACGCTGTCGAGGATGATGGGTGGCTAGTGTTGTGTTTAGGATTCACCACAAAAGACCCATTATCTAATAAAGTTAATCAACTAATTCATAAAATCAATGAGATAACAGGTAAGAGGGGTAATCCTTATCATGACAAAAAAGGGAGATTCACGAGTGGGCCAAGTTCCTCTAGTAAAGAAGGAAGCAAGAGTTCAATTCTAGAAAAAGGTGGCATTGGGGAAGGTTATCTAGGAGATTCATTGGACGAGTTAGATGATGACCAACTTAGTAAGTTAGCCAAGAATCCGATTGCCGACCTTTCAGATAAAAGAATTAGAGAGGTTGCCTCTATGCGTCAAAAGATGTACGACACGAGGGAAGAATTTGACTTGGCGAATCAATGGCTTATGAGCATTGTGGGGAATGGTGCTGATATTATGGATAAGGCAAAAACTCTGAATTTTAATCCATCTAAAGAGATTGAATTATCCCGTAGGATTATTGGCGATAAGGAAGTCACGCTTTTCCGTAATCAAGAAGGGGATTTTGATAAGAAGAAATATAAAGAGTCTAGATGGGGTGATATTCCTCACTCTCATTCTTCTAGTGGAAATGATTACACGATAAAGGGGAATAAAAATAATATCTTGATTCATCCAGAGGTTTTATACTCGGCAGATATTGGCGACACCTTCTATCGTCAAGAGCGTGAATATGTGGTTGATAATTCAAAAATTGAAGATGTATGGCGAGGAATTAAACTTTAGTAGAGGGATATTGTAAAATATAAGAAGGATAAAGTTCGAATAAAAGCACTATTGATACGCTAGGTATTTAAATAAAAAGGGTAAATATGCAAAAAATTACAAAAAAAGATTATGAGGAATTGAAAAATAAGATTCAAATCCTTAGTGAATTTCTGAATGGTGGGAAAGGTTCTGGTAACTGGGGACACGCAGGACGACCAGGCAAGCGTGGTGGCTCAGGTAAGGGGAGCATTAAAGGTATAGGTCAGGCGGCTAGTGAAAGTTTGGATAAAGCGGCGAAAGAAGAACCGCAGGTTTCAAAGGATTTGAAAGATACTTTTGGTGCAAATAAGGCAGAATTTGCTGGCTATGATTTTAGATTGAAGGGTAAGTCGAGTCTTGTGCGAAAGATTAAGACTGATGCTTCTGCCGAGGCAAGCGAAACTGGTAGTAAGGTAACTCGTGAGTTGATGAAGAAAGCAACGGCGGGCATTAAAGATAATCTTCGTTACACAGCACTCTTGGATAAGAATGACTACGGTACTGGATATGAGAGGATTAAGAAAGACCTCGAATCTAAGGGGTATGAGTTTACGAAGGTTAAAAACACTATGGCATTTCCAGAAAAGGGTAACCCATATAGGGGTGTAAACTGCCAAGTGAAGAATAAGAATGGCTATACTTTTGAGCTTCAGTTCCATACACCGCAAAGTTTCAATATTAAGGAAGTCAAATGTCATAAAGATTATGAGATTGCTCGTAATCCAAAATATACTAAAGAAAAGCGTGATGCGGCTACGGCTAGGATGTTTAAGGCATATGAGGATTTAGAGGTTCCGAAGGGTGCTGATAAGATTAAGCCGTTTAAGAAATAAATACTTGATTTTTCTCCACTTTTAATATATAATAGAAAGTGGAGAAAGGAGAAAATATGGGAAAAGATGAAATTATAAAAGTAAATTGGGGTGAAAAAGACGATAATTATTTTCGTAAGTTAGGAGAAATTGTATTTCATGGAGATACAATCTATAACTACGATGATGATTGTTGGCGTTATGCACCAGATGTCTATTTTGAATTTGTAGTCAATGGTGATGACGCAGAAGTAATCAGCGAAGAGGAAGCAAAGAAGATTGTCGAAGGTAAAGGTGGTAAAAACTTTGATAATCTAGAAGATGTCCTCTATAAAGTTGATGAAGATGGTCTTTATAGTGGTATAGACTAAAAAATCCTCAAAAAAGAGCAAAAATACCTCAAAAATGGGGTATTTTTTGCAGAAAATACTTGATTTTTTGGGACTTTTGATATATAATAAAAAGGTAGGGAAATTTAATAAAAGAAAGGAGAAAGCACATGGAAAAAGTATTTGAAATTGCTCTGAGAATTGCTGTCGAGGCTCACATGGGGCAGAGAGATAAAAATGGTATGCCTTATATCCTTCATCCTCTTGCTGTTGCCAGTAAAGTTGATGGCTTAGAGTTAAAAACGATTGCTATTTTACATGACACGATTGAAGATACTGATGTCACTGCGGACTTCTTGCTTGAGAGGGGTATTCCTAAGGACATTGTAGAAGTAGTAGAACTCTTAACTAAGCCTAAGAATGAGCAGTATGAGAGTTATCTGCGAAGGGTGAAAGAAAACCCGAAGGCTAAAGCCGTTAAGTTGGCTGATTTAGCCCATAATACAGACCCGAGCAGGGCAAGTGGGTTGAATGAGTTGCGACGTGCTAAGTATGAATTAGCCAAGAAGGTTCTTGCCGAGTAACCGAAAGGGGCTGTCGAAGCCCCTTTTTGATATATGAAGGATAATGAAAAAGCGGGATTTTGTCCCGCCTTTTCTTAGTTAAGGTTGATTTTGTTCCAGCCAATCATTGCACAAATCCATGCTTGGTCGTCCAAGACCACGATGTCGCCAGTTGAGAGGCTGTGCCCTTTGAAATCATCTGGTCGAGAAATGTTAAAGATGGAGAATAACCTTTCAAGTATCCAGGTATCACTTTCCTTAGCGATTTCTTCGCTGACCTCACCTTCGTACATATTTTTGTAGTCGTCCTTGTTGTAGTCGACCTTATCGTCATCCACAACGAAAGAGAAGAAGTTGATTTCTTTGGGTTGATAGATGGTAAATTTCATAAATTTTCCTTTCCTTTACATTTATTATTATATATGAAAAGTCTTTAAAAATCAATACCTTTTTTGAAGATTTTTGAAAAAATGGGATTTTTAGGGGTAAAAATTGGTAGGCATCTGTCTGTTATAATAGAAATAGTTAATTTTTAGGAAAATTCTTCAAATATGGGTAAATTGAATGTAGTATCTTTGGACGCTCATCCTCGTGGAGATTCGGGGGTTCTTCGCTGGTCGTGGGTTAAGAAGGAATCCGATAACACTACGACAGCGTTGTCTTTGGTTGGGTATAAGGTTTCACTTACCGTGAAGGCTAATCAATATGATACCGATGAAAGTGATGACACGGCTGTTGAGGGGTATGATAATACTCTTTGGCGTGTAGATATTGATTGCGATAATTCGACAGATATGCATGGGCTTGACCCAGCGGAAGGGAAGGTACTTTTCCCTATGCCAAAACAGGCTACTTGGATTACACCTGGAACATATTGGATTGATATAGTAGTGGAAAATAAGGCCTCATATCGGACCACAACGGTATTTTTGGGTAAGATTGAAGTTCAAGGTCATCCAACGAATAGGCGGACTACCGACCATACAGATGATTTTGGTGATATAACGGAGTAGTTATTATGGAGTGGCCTCAAATTGTAACCACTATTACAGAGGGGAATGCTATTAGTACCGTGGTGGATGCCCCATGGGTTTCTGTTACCTCGGTAAATGGCATGACTGGTGATGTTATTACTGAGCCGATAATGGAGAACTTCCAGACTAACCATTATTATTTGAAAAATACGATTATTAACTATGATGGGGTGTTGTATTGGGCGAAGGATACCTTTACTTCTACAAATGTATTTAATGTAGATGATTGGAATATCCTGGATGTTGACTCATCAAAGGTATTAACGGGGCAACTTCAAAAAACTTCGTATAGACGGTCTGTGATTGCTTTATGTCAGGTTTCAACAACAGATAATACAAGTTTAAATTCATACACCTCAGGAAGGTTAGCATTTCATAGAACGAATGGCTTGTCTGGTGCTGTGGAGATAAATGTACAGGCAGAAAATAGCTACTCTACGGCATACTATTTTAATTTTGATTACTACTCAAATTTGAATCTGATTGATGGAAATGCGGATATTGAAACTGCGACTGGATTTAGACCATGTACTTTTAAATATAAAAACGTGTGGTATGGGGGGATTGAGGTATTTATTGGTAATGCTGAATTCGGAAATGTTACTTTTGATGGAGCTGGTAATTTTGATATTTTTGGCTTGGATTATTATTCAGTAGTTCATGGTACAACAGAGGCTTCAATTTTAGACCAAGAAGTGTATGATAGTTTGAATTATACTCAATGGACTCTTGTCCGAAGTGATTTTTATGCGGATGCCTTCTTTGCTAATAGTGGTAAATTGAAAAAGCCTGGTGGGTATGTTTCTACTCTTCCGAGTAAAACTGGTACTCTAGCACAAACGAGCGATATTGGAAATGCTACTCTTACGATTCAGCGAAATGGCACGAATGTGGATACTTTTACCGCTAATGCCTCGGCTAATAAGACGATTAATATTGCTGTGCCTACCACAGTGCTCGAATTATCGGACTCCGCTAACTATGCAACAACCGCCGCTTTGGCCTCTAAGCAGGATACCCTGATTGCTGGTGACCATATTGATATTACGAGTAACACCATTAGCGCAGTTAATTATGTTCATTCCGAACAACCTATTGCAACTTCTGAGGTGACGCCCGTAGTGACTAGTAGTATGATAAGTAGTGGTGCGATAACTGCTCAAAAATTAGGTTCTGGCTCGGTTACTTACGATAAGGTGAATTGGAGTAGTATGAAACCAGTATGGAGTACTTTTGTATTTTCATCTGACGCTGGTATGGCTGAGCAAAATATTGTAAGAACTACGAAATTGGGAACTCAATTAACATTTCGTGTGCAAAATGGCGGTACGTCTTTATATATTTATAGTGGTGGGGAAACAATTGAATTCGTGAGACAAATGTGGGCTTCCTCTTTTGCTATGAATACTGAAAGTTATGGTGTGAATGGAGTTGCCTCTGGCAGTACGGTATGGACTTATGTTACTGGTGGAAGTAGTGATGGAACATATTTTAATGCTTCAGCTAGAACTTCTGTAGTAGCATCGGGGGTGAATTTTACTGACCTTGCTGGCACGATTGGTGGAAGTAAAACTTTTACAAAGGCAGATTTGACCCTAATAAGGAATCCAGGCACCAATATATGGTTTATGTCTGGGAAAATGCACTCGGCTGGTTCGGTGGCATTTGTGGATTTTCAGAGCGAAATGTATTCAATGGGTTCAGGTATAATCCCCACAACATATCAGCGTGGTACAGATGAGAGTAGCGTTACAAGTGTCAGGCAGGTGATTGAGGTGTTAGAATATGTTTAATATGGAGAATAAAAAATGGCTTTACCGTTAGGAAGTTCGATTGAAACACAGATTACTGATGGTCCAACTTTGGTTTCGCAGATGAATAATAATGTTCAAGCAATCCAGAGTGTAGTTCAGGATGTTCCGCAAATTCAAACTGTTTTGACGGATAATGTAGTAAATGTGTCCTCAATTATAAATGCCCCATTCATTGAAGTGACATCAGTGAATGGCATGACTGGGGATGTCCAGGTTGAGCCACTTATTGAGGATTTTCAGGCTAATCACTATTATTTGAAAAATACAATGATTAGTTATAATGGACAGATTTATTGGGCAAAGAATACGTTTACTTCGGGCTCAAGTTTTAATGCGAGTGATTGGAATGCTGTATCTATTTCTGTTAGTTCGGCATGGAATGATATTACGGGAAAGCCGAGTTTTGCTGCTGTTGCCACCTCAGGTGATTATAATGACCTTTCTAATGCCCCGACGGTGAATGATGCAACTCTCACTATTCAGAAGAACGGAATCAATGTTCAAACTTTTACCGCAAACTCAGCAACCAATAAAACTGCAAATATTATAGTGCCAACAAAAACTTCGGATATTACTAATGACTCAGGTTTTATCACAAGTTCATCTCTGCCAACAAAAACTTCCGATTTAACAAACGACTCGGGTTTTATTACGAGTTTATCCTTGCCAACAAAGACCTCGGATTTGACAAATGATTCAGGTTTTGTGTCTGTAACTTCTTCAAATGTGGATATCGGCGAGGGGGCTGTTCTTGCCGCTAACACCTTGTATGGGGTGTATATTGATTAGTGGTTCTGGAACTTTTAGCTTATTAACTTTTTTACCTCTGTAAATGGGGTGAGTAAATTGGTTTATAAGAGTTCTTGATATAATATAACCAGCATTAATAAAGGATTATAAATGGATAGAGAGATTAAAAGACTACTCTCGTTGAGAGCCAATCCACACTTCCAACTGAGTCCAGCCGAGATGGAGAAGATTGAAGAGTGGGAAAAAGCACAAAAGCATGTAAAGATTGAGAAGGTTGAAAAAATCGAAGCCCCAGAGGGTTTCGAGGTGTCAGATGGTATTGGTACGGATGCTGGTCCTGCTATTATGCCGAAAGTTAAAAAAACTCGCAAGAAAACAAAAAATGTAGTTAAAAAAGAAGAAAAAGAAGTCGGAGATATTGAGGAAAGTTAAATGGACGAATCGAGGTTATTGCCTGTTCGTTGTCCTGGGATGGTGATGGATAAGGCGAAGGGGGAACTAGTAAAATGTAATAAACTTTGCGTGAAAGTTTATCCTGGTTCAAGTGGTGAAATTCAATGTCGTCATTGTAAATTAAGATTTCATTTTTACGTCGATTCGCAAGCCAAAAGTATTCTTTCCGTCAAGGCAAAACCTGTGCCAAAAGGGAACATAGGTGATGAATAATGTTGGGATAATAGTGAATGTGATTTCTTAATAAGAGGTAAAGTGCCATCTGAATAATTTGGGTGGCATTTTTGTTGCCTTGCTCTCTGCTATAATTGAGGTAATGTTTGATAAAAAAATTGACGCTAATTCGCATCCTGTGCGAGTGTATGAGGTGCAAGGTGAACAATTCACCGCCAATTCTCATCCATACCTTGTAAAATTTGCTGGTGGGGCAGATTATTACACGAAGGAAGAGATTGATGATATAGTCACCTTTTATGACTCGGATAATGATGGAATTGTGAATGCCGCAGACTATGCGTATGATGGTCCAGGCGGTGGTGGGGGTGACCCAGCGAGGATTACTAACAGGGATATAGATAATATAGTAGCGTAATATAAAAAGGAATAAAAATGGCAAATAAATATCTTGACTATGATGGTTTAATCTATTACCACTCTAAAGTAGAGGGGCTTCTCGATGATAAAGTTGATAAGGAAACAGGGAAGGGTCTATCAACTAATGACTATACGACTGCCGAAAAGAATAAGTTAGCAGGAATAGCCGCTGGTGCAGAGGTAAATGTCCAGTCTAACTGGAATGAAACAAATACTGGTTCAGATGCGTATATTTTGAATAAGCCAACTAAACTCTCTCAATTTACAAATGATGGAGATGGTACTGCTGGTTCGGCTTTTGCCACGGAAGATTATGCAGACCAGCATGGTGGGAAGATTGATGTAATTAAGGTAAATGGGGCAACTCAGACTATCACCAATAAAGCGGTGGATATTAGTGTCCCTACCAAGACATCCGATTTGACAAATGATAGTAATTTTGCTGTGGATGCTAATTATGCCCATACGGATAATAACTTTACGACTGCTTTGAAAAATAAGTTGAATGGGATTGCGGCTGGAGCAGAAGTAAACGTTCAGAGTGATTGGGACCAGACAGATAATACGGCCGATGATTTTATTAAGAATAAGCCGACTATTCCAACTGTCAACAATGCTACGCTCACTATTAAAAGAAATAACACTAGTGTAGGGACTTTCACCGCTAACGCTTCAACTAATGTGGATGTTAATATTACAGTTCCTACGAATACAAATCAGTTGACAAATGGGGCAGGTTTCCAGAATGAGAGTCAAGTTAACAACCTTATTTCTGCGGCGATTGCTGGTATTACGAGTTTTGAATATCAAGTAGTTCAGAGTTTGCCAGCAACGGGTGAAAAGGGTGTAATATATTTAGTGCCGAACAGCGGTACATCTCCAAACGTATATGATGAATATGTTTGGATTGCTTCGGGTTCAAGTGGCTCGTTTGAAATGATTGGTACAACTGCGGTTGACCTTTCAGATTATATGAAAAAGACCGATATGGTCGCAATTACGAACGCAGAGATTGATGCAGTCGTAGCGTAGGAGGCTATTGATGGCAAATAAATATTTAGACTATAACGGGTTAGATTATTTTTGGGATAAAATTGACAATAAGAAACAGAATAAACTAACCCCTGGCTCTAATATCACGATTAGTGGAGATACTATTAGTGCCTCTCAGCCAACCGTTGGCAATGCTACGCTTACCATTCAGAAGAATGGCACAAATGTTCAGACTTTTACGGCCAACGCCACCTCCAATGTGACGGCTAACATTACCGTCCCTACTAAAACGAGCGACCTAACCAACGACTCTGGCTTCGTAAACTCGACTGCTATCGCCGGGAAGCAAGACTTGCTCACAGCGGGCGACCACATCAACATTACGGGCACGACCATCAAAGCCGTTGACTATGTCCACTCCGAGCAACCAGTAGCTACCTCTGCGGTAACCCCAGTCGTGACAGGGAGCATGATAAGTAATGGTACAATTACAGCAGATAAGTTGGCGTCTGGCGCAACCGTCCAGCTCACATTATCTAACGTTGATATTGGTGAAGGTTCCGCCCTCGCCGCTAATACATTATATGGAGTATATCAATAATGGCAGTCACTAGTGGAAGTTTTGACACAACTCACCGTATAAGTGGAAGTTACAATACTTACGCCACTTTTAGCTGGTGGGTGTCCGGTTCAGGCTCTAATTACACGGATGTAGCATGGAATTTTACTGGTAAAACTGCTAGCTCATCTCAGAATATTTATGTTTACAGTGCATCTGTCACAGTTAATGGTACGACGTATAGTAGCTGGTCTGGCAATATGTATAATGGCACGGTTCTGTTGTCTAATACGACTCGTATCTACCATACGGGAGAATTTACATTTAGCGCATCTGGTGGTTTGTCAATGTATAGTTCTGGTTCTTGGTATAGCGGTAGTGGGTCATGGACACTTCCTGCTCGTGGAACCACCCCTACAGGACTTGATGCTACACTTACTTCCGTCCAAGACACTGGTGCAGTGATAGCAGTCTCTCTTGGCTCATATGGCACTCCATCTAGCGAGGCAAACCGTTATATCGAAGCCGCTATTATGGGGCAATCTACATATGGGGGACAATATCGCTATGCAACACAAAAGGCTGTTACATCTGCTTCTATCACGGTTAATAATAGTTCTAATACAAATAGCTCAAATCCTCTAACAATCGTTCCGAACACTCAATATTGGTATGGTGCTTATGCCACCAATACCGTGATGTCGACCTCAATTGTTAAGGGTATGTTTATTACCTTACCAGCTTATATCACTAGTGTGACGGCAACCGATTTCGGTAGTGGCGAGATGAATATTACTGTGAATCACGCTTCGGAAGGTTCAGCAGACACCGTTTATACTGAGTATTCATATAACCAGACTAATTGGACGGTAGTTTCAGATATTTTTAGTCTTACAGTTCATACTGCGACTACGATTTATGTTCGCCGTCGTAATAGTACTGGCACGACTCCCGTTCAGATGGTCAGTATTATCCCAGCCACATCAGTTAAACTCTATGGCTCAGTGAATAATCAAGCTAAGGAAATTAAGAGGCTTTATGGCTCGGTTAATAATCAGTCAGTTCGTATCCGTAAGCTCTATGCTTCGGTCAACGGTAGAAGTAAATTAATTTATGAAGAAGCGAATAATGTATGGTCATTGCGTGGTTCAGGTACTGCTGAAAACCCGTATGTTATATCGTCTAGCTTTGGAGATACAATTTTATAATGAAAAGGGATAAAAATGGCAGCAGATGTTTGGCAATTTAATGTGAGTGCATTGGCAGATGGTCTAAAAATTGCCGCACCAACCTCAAGTACTGTCTATTATAAAATAATTCTCCCGGTTGCATTAGGCGGGAATGGTGATGCGGTACATATTGCTATAGACTCATCTTGTATGGGAAGTGGGAGTTCATTGAGTTTTCAGGGTACATGTAATGTTAATGGTGCTAATGCAGTCACTTTTGCGTATGATACTACGTCGGCTAGAGTTGTCGCCTGGTCGGTGGAGTAAAATCTTAGAAGCTGATTTATGAGAATAATTTATAATGAGAAAAATGATGATAGAAGATGTCTTTAGAGTAATGGAGAAGAATAATGGCTACATACATAAAAACACTTAAAGAAGATAACGGGGATATCACATATCCCCAGACCAAGGCAGAAGCAGTCCTGTTGAATAACAACTCTGACCTTGAGACCGAGCTTTCACAATATGTGACGGCTGAGGACATAGCGTCTACTTCCGCGCTCACCCCACCGGTTCAGACTAATATGATTGCGGACGGCGCAGTTACTACGGCTAAGGTAGCTGACGGCGCGGTAACGTCAGACAAGATAGATTGGACGACATTTGTCAAACAGACAGAAATGCCAGCAGTCGCGTCCACCTCTATATCATCCGCCTGGACTCCAACGAACCTGGGGTCAGCATTGACCGTGAGCGGACTCGACACGTCTGCTACTTATTTAATTTTTGCTATGGCTACCTATAC